TTGATATTATAAAATCTTTTTCACACACGCAACACTTCATATATAGTATCACTAAATTATATTTATATTGATTTTATAAAATCTCATTTAAAATGGGCGTTTTAAATGAGAAAAGGTGTAAAAGTTTTGAAAACTATATAAATAATGAATTATAATTACTTTACTTAAAATGTCAAAACCAGTAGTCGATGGAATTATTTTAGTTCTTAGCTGTCAAAAACACATTCATACTCGTGTAAAAGAATTTAAATTACCAAAATCTTCATATTCAAATTGGAGAACAATATATATTACAGGGGATCTTTTTTTGAATAAAAATTACAAACTAGAAAACGATAATTTAACAATAAAATGCGAGGACTCGTACATTCATTTATTAAAAAAACTTGTTTTATCCATAAATTATTTAAATGAAATATTTGAAATAAAAAAAGGCGTATTGCGCTGCGGTGATGATTTAATATTTGATGAAAATAAACTGGAAACTTTTTTAAACACGTCGCATAAACCAGATTTTTATGGATTTAGTCCACGTTGTGTAAGTGTAATAAACCCAAAGTTAGAAGACCTTAAAATTGTTAAAGACGATTACTTTATGCTTTCTTATTATTTACAACACCCCGAAGATTTTGCTAATCCAAATCATAATTTAAAAGGGGTTGAAATTATTAAATATATAAAACGCCCTAGAATAGATGTGGGCGTTGCTGGTGTTTTATATTATATATCTAATAAGGCTTGTAAAATTTTAATTGAACATATGGAAAAAATAAATTTTGATGTATTTCATTTTGACGAATTTACTAAATCATATCCTTACACTATAGAAGATTGTGCAGTTAGTTTTATTTTATATTATAACCAAATAGATTTCACTCATTCAAATATTTTCAATAATTATATAGCAATTCATACAAATAAATATAAATAATGAGAATGTTTTTTAAAACTATATTATATATATTATGATTACTTATTTAATCCTAGCATTTGTTTTAATTTTAATAGGAATCTTGGGCGCTTCTAATGGAATGATGTACGCCTCTAACGAAGCAGTGGAAGGGTTTAGTACTAGTAATAAACCTTTAGGAAAAAATATAAGTTTTGACAAAGGAGATGCGCTTTTAGAAAATGATTATCCTTTGACTGGGCGAAACGGCGTTTCAAATAATTCTGCAGCTACTATATGGTGGCACTATCCCATTTTTGAGGTCGGATCGTATAAACAAATAACAAATAACATCAGATATCCCAATAATCCTGATGATGGACAATGCATGCCCGCCGAGTTTTGCGGTGCGCTCTATAAAGAAAAGCCGCATATGCCTTCTAACTATGCGCAAGTTTTAGGTCCAGTCCCCAATTCTCCTAATGCAAGAGTTAACTATTATAATACAGATGATAACTTATTGCCTTTTAAGAATGAAGGGAATATTTTGTACTAAATCCACCTTTAAAAAAGGTGGAGCCAAACCAATGCAATGCAACTTTTAAAAAAAGTTGCGCAAAACCAATGCAATGCAACTTTTAAAAAAAGTTGCGCAAAACCAATGCAATGCAACTTTTAAAAAAAGTTGCGCAAAACATAGCATTATCCAGGTGGATGAAGCTATATTAAAGGTTGTTTTTGGAATCATCAAATGACTGAGTTCTAACTTTAATAACTTCTACTTTTTGGCTTGTTACTTTTGGTGAGTTTTGTGCTGGAACAACAAACTTTCCCTCTGCTTTATCAAAGTTCAAGAGGCATCCATTTTGTTCTGGGGTTGACGACGGAGATTCTTTTTTTACTCTTTTATTTGGCGCTCTATGAGCATACCCAGTAACTCGTTCTTTTTCAATAATATTCCACACCTCTTGGAGTTTTCCTATGCTTCGAGAAAACCATTCTTTATTGCGCAAAACTAGAACACAACTAAACTGCTCCAGCCTCCAATATACATTTTTAATCCAGTTTAAATTATATTCTGGCCCCTGGTAAAGGTCAATCATTGATTCTTCCCATTTTTCAAAACTATGACTCTCTTGTATATTTAGCGGACAATAAATATAATGAGGGTTACCATCCTGTTTTGCAAAGTATAAAATAATCCCTTTGCGTTGACTCTTTTCATTCATATGAAATTCGCCATCCTGCATAAACTTTTCACGTGCACTTGAATCGTTAGTATCCAAGTAATCAACAAATTTGGTCTCCAAAAAGTCGCATTCATTCAGATCACATGTTTCCATTTGCAATTGCATCTGCACCCAGTATTCCTTCTTTGGAATGCCATCTATAATACGATTCACAATATTTTTAATTTCCAACATTCGGCCATACGTAGCTGAGTTAATATCAATATTAATTCCATCTGGGGATGCTCCCAAAAATGGATATTTATCATGTTGTATGCAGCCAAAGTCACCAACTTTGACTCCATACTTTTCTTCGTATAACATTACCGATAGCGGTTCATACTTTTGACCATGGTGAAATGGCGTGTTTATGTTTACAAAATTTGATTTATCAGAAATATTTAGTTGTTGACATTTCTCGTAAATTAGTTGATTTCTTGTGCACTCTCCCTCAAATGCTTTGTATGCATTACTTGCAGTAATCAAATTATGTCTAAATATATACCATTCGTCAGTTCTTTGTGCAGGTTGTGGTTTATTTCGTAAATATTCTAAGCGGTTTGTAATAACGTCTCTTTCTTTATGATTGTCGGTTGTAATAAAAGTATTAGCGTAAGATCTTTCGGGCATAAAGTTTTCATAAAAGTACTCAAGAGCGTCTTCTATAACATCCTCCAATATTTCCACGTTGTCATCGTCTTCGCTGTCCTCGTCATTATAGCCCAGTTGTAACTTCATGAGTTCGGTAACATCATCGACAAAAGTTTCATGAAAATCTTCCTCAATCATTGCATTCGGATTGTCATTGATGTAGTCATACATCACATTCAATATTTCATCTGTCAGATAAGGTAAATCTTCGCTGTTGAGCTTAATTTTTTCTTCATCAGGTTTTATCTTATCTAAAATGTTATCTAGTTCGTCTAAGTCATCGAAGAACATCTATTTTACTATTTATATTCATCGTAATATTTCTATATCAATTCTTTATTATACTAATTATCCTCCTCTGAATCATCTGAATTTTCGTTTTTATGCGTTTTTGTACTTGAATTTGTATTTAAATTAGACGGCGTGCCATTTTTCCTACTAGGCAAACTTTTTAGAGTTGAAACACGTTTATCTAAATTTTTAAGTGTAAAGTGCTTGCTTGCTTTGTTATAGAACAGCGCGGGTATATCTTTAATAGAGCCAGTAACTTTATCATAGATAACTTCTTTTGCGCGACTCAACTTTTTTTTATCTAAGCAATCTTTTAAAAACATTAATAGTGCTTTTTCATCTTCTTCGTTCAATTTTTTATCATTCTTATAATTGTTCACAAAGGCCAGTATTTTTTGCGTTTTTAAAGTTTTGTTAAGTTTAATCCAAGGTTCATTTTTACTACTATTTTTTTCGTCTTCTAAAAACTTATCCAAATTTGATAAATTATTTGATGACTTTGTTTCAACTATTGGATTGCCATTCAAAAGCATAGTTTTGTACTTTATATTTTTAAGTTCAATGCATTCATCCGTTTTGTTATTTTTTTCGTTTATTAAATCAGGAGTTTGGCTTTCCATTCACTTATGTATATTATAGCGCAATGAGTTTAACTTGATTTTTATAAGATATTGTTTTTTATATTTTAATATGGTTATGGTTATGATAATAAAATTATTTTTGTTATCATATATGAAATCCGGGTTGCCTGGCTCGAACAGGCGACATTTTGATATCTTTAATAAACCATTACAGTCAAACGCTCTACCAACTGAGCTAAACCCGGGTTTTCTTAGGGACGCGTTGGTACGTTCGTCCCCTATTATTTGGACTAATTCTTTTTAAATTGTTTTAATTAAAATTGAAAATAAATTTAATATAAATATTAAAAGACTATTAAATAAAAGACAATGACTGCGAAGCCAAGAATTTACTCAATTGATGGTAATATTGGTTCAGGAAAGTCTACCCTTCTAAATAAACTTAAAGCACACTATGAAGGCAGTAACGAGAGTGTAGTATTTGCCGACGAACCTGTTAGTGAATGGGAAACAATTAAGGATGCAACTGGGAAAACAATGCTAGAAAAGTTTTATCAAGACCAAGAAAAATGGTCCTTTTCATTTCAAATGATGGCTTACATTTCTAGGCTACATATTTTACGCCAAAAAGTGAAAGAAAATCCTGGTCTAGTCATCATTACAGAGCGGTCACTGCATACAGATCGGTATGTATTTGCAAAAATGCTATACGACTCTGGACTTATTGAGGATGTAAATTATCAAATTTATTTGAAATGGTTTGATCACTTTCTCGACGAATGTTCTATTAGTGGTATCATTTACGTGAAAACCGACCCGGAAATTTGCTTTCAAAGAATTAAGGAGCGTTCCAGAACTGGCGAAAGTGATATAGCGCTTGCTTATTTGAAAAAGTGTGATGAGTATCACGAGCAAATGATTTGTGAGCACCTAATTAATAAATTTGATGTTCTTACTTTAGATGGAACGCAAAATATATTTAGCGACGCATCTGTTTTGAACGGCTGGATACAAAGCATTGACTTCTATATAAGTACTACGCCAAAGCGCGTGTAATTTTGTTAAAGTAAATAATATAAATATAAATCTGGCCTAATATAAATGCCAGAAACAAAAGAAATAGAAATTACCGGAACAAATAATAGATATCAAATTAAAAAAGTAACAGCGCAAAGAGAAAGCAGTAAAAAGCGGGCGTCAACAAGTAAATGGAATTTGTCTAAAGAGTGTTATACAACGTCAGCGCAATTAATTTTTTTACGTGAACTAGCGTCTAACGAATGTGAAAAAACTCGGACACATGATCTTATTTTATCTCAAATAGAAACTAAATTATCTGGCTATAAACATCAAGATATACTTAAAAAAATCAATAATGAAGACAAACTCATTAAATCAAGTGAAATATTGCAAAAACTTCTTGATTCTGAACTAAAATGTTTTTATTGCAAAGGAGAGACACACGTTTTATATGAAATAGTGAGAGAAATGGCGCAATGGACTTTAGATAGAATTGATAACAACTTGGGGCATTTTACCGATAATGTAGTAATAGCTTGTTTAGAATGCAACTTAAAAAGAAGAAAACAAAATAGCGATAAATTTTTATTTACAAAGCAAATGAATATTGTTCGCACTGATTTTTAGAAATGTTCTCTTAAAATTGTAAATAAATACATTCCCTTACTTTGTTAAACTTTTTCTAAAATAGCATTTGTTATTTGGCATCTTACTTCGTTAAACTTTTTCTAAAAGTGGAATTCGATATTTTGCCTCTTACTTCGTTAAACTTTTTCTAAAAATAGCATTTGTTATTTTGCCTCTTACTTCGTTAAACTTTTTATAAAAGTGGAATTCGATATTTTGCTCCAATTTTTTTAAAAGTGGAATATAAATGGCTATGCAAAATGAATGGACGTGGACTCCCACAAATAAAATACCTTATGAAAAAACAGCAAGATATTTCAAACGAGAAGAACCTAGTCAAATGGAAAGACCTCCAGATTTTGAAAACCTAGCCTATAACCATTCTCTCAATACTAGCGAAAACAATGGTTGGGAAAGTGATAATTTTTTAGAAACACAATTCAATATTAACACTTCTAATAAAAGAGAAGATGCATATAATAAAATAGCTGAACGTGAAATGGTAGGCCAAATAGGACATAATCCATTTTTAGACAGGAACGACTATGTGAAAAATATTGTAGCGCAAGATTTATTTTTGAAACCCGTCGACACAAACGCAGACAGAGAGAAGAAGAAAGATTTTGAGGACTAATAATTAAAGTGTGAACAATATATTCTTTTGCAAAAGAATATATTTTTTGAAATAAGTATTTAAACAATAGTCCTTGATACAAATTAACTATGTCATTGAATTCATCATCATATACCACACAAAATGACCTTTTGCTTAACAATTTGATGGATTTTTATGCAAAGGATAACAACATGGAGACTATGTTGAAAATAATTACGGGTGAATGTAAAATTTCTCTTAGAATTGTTGATTGGTTTGCAACAAATTACGCAAAAAAATATTATACTTTATATGCCATTGACGAAACAAGGCGTTTCAAAGTTTACGTAGATTATAAATTGAAGTTAAAAGCGTATAGTAAGAAGCGATTTGATCCTTTCTGTAGATGGGATAGAATTAGTATTCCATACAAGGATGGGACATTCATTGAAACTACTATTGGACAATTAAATTTTTTTAAATGGGCCCTTGAGAATAAAGTTATTCAGTATATTGAAGATAATTATGACACTATTGAAAAAGACATGAATTCTAGAAATAGCACGTCTAAGCGAAAGGAAAACGTTGTTGATAATTCTAAAACGAGAAAGAAGAGAGAAGAGCTTTCTATTTCGGCGACAAAGAGTATTAAAAAAGAAAAGGTTGAGATTGTAGTGCAGTTCAACTAGCGGGACTTGACTACCTTTCCCAAAGGGGAAGCCACATTGAATATTCGCCGCATTTACATTGAACACTTGGAGACACATTACTTATATGTGTTTCGATACCATTTCGGGAAATAGTCATTTGAAACTCGCCACACATATGACAAGCAACAGAATTATAAAATAACATATTCTCTTCAAAATAAAGAACAAGTTCTTGTTTTTTAAGTCGCATAAAGTGTATTTTTTTGCTCATTTCAACATTATAAAACAAATAATCTTTTATTATGTTGCACATATCCAATGGTAATGCCATGCAATTTACAAGAAAGTGTTTTTCATAGTTAATACGAGAGTTTACTTCAGTCATTTTGATTTTATTAATTATTATTTTAATGAAAACAAATCAATTTTATTCTTTTCGCAAAAATGTCTCTATGTATTTTTATTTACGTATTGTTCAACTATACTAAAGTTTACATTTTCTAGACCATGCCAATGCCATTTATGAAATATAACTTCATATGGATTTATAGAGTTACCATAAAAGCTATTATGTCTCGATGGATGTCTATTATTATTAAGATTGTAGTTTTCTTGATTTGTCCAATCTATGTTTTGATATTTGCTCAACATGCAATCAATTGAGTAACCATTTTTTAAAATGCAATTAGATATGCCATATTCGCCATAAACAATAGCACTATATTTATCTGGATGTTCAAAAAAGACATTTTTTTGGTTTACTAGCAAATCAAGACCGGTTTTGTCAACCATGAAAAAGAACCCTTCCACTTTTGGTCCATAACCGCCGGCATCATATCCAGGCAAGCAAACTATCGTCGTTCCGACTAACTTTACTTTATTATTAATTTTTTTTATAAAAATACTTGACCAATGTTCCTGAGAAAAATAATGCGGTAATATAGGCCCTATAACTCCGCTATTCATAAAAAAATAATAATCATAACTTTTTTTATTAGCTTCAATATTTTCAAGCGCGGCAGCATGTCCGCCAAAGTCAAAACCTAAATTTGCTCGTTTTATTATGGTCAAGTTTTCTATTTCAGGAAATTGGATCTTTTCATTGTATTCAAACCCATTAATTACGACTATATAATCAATATTATTTTTGTAAGATAACTCTCTCTCAACAAAAAATTTAAGGTTGTAGTCCGACGATGGCGATTTATAATATGTATAAATTACTACAGACTTCATATTGAATTATTTTTAGGTATATTTATATATTTATTTTTGCATATTTTATTTTCAATAACAAACCTTATTTATTGAAAATGGTATTTCCCGAAGGGCAGGAGGGATAAGCGCTGTAGAGCGGGGGTCTTACTTCGTGAAACCTGGGTTCCCCGCTACTAAAACATGAAAATAAAAATAAAAATGCAAAGTATTTTTGAAATCCCTTTTTTGGACATTTTAAAATGTCCATTTTTGACTTTCCAAAATACTTTTTACTTTTTTATTTTCTCTTTTTTATAAAAAATCAGTTTGAGAGCAAAATGCTTTAAATATAATTTTGAAAGAAAATATTTGTTATTGTTATTTTTTTTGGAAAATATATATTTCTCTTTTAAAAGAATCTAGGCGTTTTTTATATTAGGATATATATACTAATGAATCCTAACGCCGAAACGCCAAAAAACGCCATTGTTTTTGTTTGTAAAAGTTGTGACTTTAACTGCAGGAAGGAAAGTGAATACAAAAGACACATTTTAACACGCAAACACAAAATCCTAATAAATCCTAACGCCAGCCTAATAGAAAAAACGCAATTCAAAAATTTTCCGTGTAAATGTGGAAAAATATATAAACATATGTCAAGCCTTTGTCATCACAAAAAAACTTGCATTTATGATGAAAATTCAAAAGCCATAGAAAAAGAAGCAACCGGACCAATAAGTACAGAATGTATACTTGAACTGATAAAACAAAATAAAGAATTACAGAATACAATTGTTGAGCAGAGTAAAACAATTGCTGAGTTAGCAAGTAAACCTACCAGTGTTACAAATATGAACACAAATTGCAACAACAATAACCGGTTCAACATTAATTTTTTCTTGAATGAGCAATGTAAAAATGCTATGAATATAAAAGATTTTGTCGATTCACTCAAACTTACTCTAAGTGATTTAGAAAAAACTGGAGAGCTGGGATATGTTAAAGGCATAACAAATATTATTATCAATGGGCTGAATGAGTTGGATATATATAAACGACCAATTCATTGTAGCGACTCTAAAAGAGAAACACTCTATGTAAAAGATAATGATGCATGGGAAAAAGAAAATGGTAATAAAGAAAAAATTAAACGAATGATTAAACATATTTCATATAAAAACGCAAAACAAGTAGGTTCTTGGACAAAAGAAAATAAAGGTTATAATGATTCAAGCAATAAAAAAAGTGACAAGTATTTAAAAATTGTATCAGAAGCCAACAGCGGAGAAGATGAAGAGATAAATAAAATTATATCTAATATTACACCAAAAATAACAATAGATAAGGAACATTTGTCTAAAAAATAAAAACCGAAACAGAAACAGAAACAAACAAAAATGGAAACAATAATTTAAATATAGTTTACATGTTTAAATTATGGGAAATTCTCAATCAATACAAAAAATAAGTTTTGAAGACATGCAAAGTGTAATTAAAGAGCCGACACTCTACTTGTTGATCAACACATTGCCAGAGTCTGAGCAGGGTTGCCTAATACCCAATACGATTCCTCCGACACAAGAAGAACAAATGATAAATAGTTTCTTACAGAAACGTTCAAAACAGGTGAAAATTGTCATATATGGTAGGAATGCTAATGACGATAAAATATACGAAAAATACAATCAACTAATTAAACTAGGGTTTTATAATATATTTTTGTATCCAGGCGGGCTGTTTGAATGGCTAGTTCTACAAGACATTTATGGTAGCGGCGAATTTCCGACAACTACTCGGCAACTAGACTTTTTGAAATATAAACCTAAAAAAATACTGAATGTTGGACTATTGCAGTATTAGAAATTTTAGAGAGGGCATACTTCGTTAAACCTGGTTTCCCATAGATAAAAATTGATTATAGAAATACACTTAAAGGATAAAATAGAACTCTATTTAGTCACCATCCAAAATCATGGACCTTACGCAACGTAAATTAAACAAGTCAGAGTGGGAATCCATAGAAGTTCCTGTTTCAGCGGATGAAAAAGAAATTCTGAATCTAATAATACAAGGTTTCGGAGATGTCAATATTAAATACAATAAACATAATTCTCTTTTGCTCTATTTGAAAGTAGACAAATCTGGCGAAATGGAAGACTATTTGTATAATACTTATTTTGCAGAAAAAGTTGGCTCAATTATTAAAAAGTATGCAATCGATTTTATAGAAGTATCTGTAAATCCAAAAACAAAAATCAAAAAAGCTGATATGATAAGGCTAGAAAAGAATAGTCCTCAAACAATTAGCGCATCAAACATAATAATATATGAATACGTTTTACTAGCGCTACTCGAAAGTTTATTCAAGTCCATCAAAAATAATGGTAACTGGGAATATTACTATTTCACGCTCTACAAGTTAATACGAAATAACGTGACTAACTTGAATACGCATCTTGTGCAAATAATAAATAAATCATTGGCTGTTTACGAAAACAAAGTTGATATTAAAAAAGTAATAGAAAATTCAGTAGAGTTCATAGAGAAAAACGAAAATATTTTGAAATATAGCGACATGGCGCTTTACGAACATCAAAAAGAGCTATTTGCATGTTGCAAATCTAGCGAGCCAAAGTTGATTCTCTATATAGCGCCAACTGGCACAGGCAAAACATTGTCGCCTATTGGCTTGTCTGAATCAAAACGGATTATATTTGTTTGCGCAGCTAGACACGTTGGTTTGGCGCTAGCAAAGGCTGCTATTTCTGTAAATAAGAAGGTTGCGTTTGCATTCGGATGCTCTAGCGCCGAGGAAATTAGGCTACATTATTTTGCAGCTAAAGATTATACAAAAAATTGGAAAACTGGTGGTATTTGGAAAGTTGATAATAGTGTTGGTGATAAGGTTGAAATAATGATTACTGATATTAAGTCGTACATCCCCGCAATGTACTACATGTTAGCTTTCAATTCTAAAAACGATATTATTACTTATTGGGATGAACCGACTATTACTATGGACTATGAAGAACACGAGTTCCATGAAATTATAAAGAAAAACTGGTCTGAAAATTTGATACCGAACATGGTGCTTTCATCTGCAACCCTACCAAAGACACATGAAATACCCGAAACTATTAATGACTTTATGACAAAGTTTCCTCGGGCAAATGTACATTCAATCATTAGCCACGATTGCAAAAAATCGCTTCCTATTATTGATAATAATGGTTTTGTTGTTTTACCTCATCATATGGCGGCAGACCACCCAACTCTTATGGAAATGATTGGGCATTGTGAAAACTATTTAACACTATTGCGTTACTTTGATTTGAAAGAGTTGGTAAAATTTATTCATCATGTCTTGGACAACACTTCTGTGGCGCCAAGTATTAAAATAGAAAGATATTTTACATCGCTTGATGATGTTGATATGAAAACGATAAAGCTATACTACTTGAAACTTTTAAAAAACATTAACGCGAGCGATTGGCCTAGCGTTTTTGCTCATTTCAAAGAAAATCGCGAAATACGTATACGACCCAATGAAGCAGTCGATAACAAAGGTGTTAAAATCAGAAAGCATAGCAGTCTTGGACCTGGAACTAGTGCAGGGCCAAACACAAAGCTAATGGGCGGAGGTCAGTTAGAGAGAACTATGAGCGTGCAAGCGCCTCAACTTCAAAAAGACCTGTCAACTGACAAAGCGACCGGGTCATGCGCAATTTATGTTACAACAAAGGATGCGTATACCCTAACAGATGGCCCTACAATATTCTTAGCTAATGATGTTGAAAAGGTAGCAAAGTTTTGTATTCAGCAAGCCGCAATTCCTGCAGCAGTAATGTCGGAAATAACGGATAAGATAGACTTTAACAATTCAATTAATGCCAAGATTAGCAAATTGATAAAAATACTAGAAGATATTCAAGAACGTGCTGAATCCAAGGAATCAAATGATATCAGTCCTGGAGATAAGGGTTTATTATCAAGTAAAAAAAATAAATCTGACCATAAACTGAATAGAGCAAGTGATGATAATATTGAAACACGTAAGATTGTTCAGGAAATAGAAATGTTGCGCTCTATGATAAAATCTGCTACATTGAATGAAACGTTTGTGCCTAATACTGCATCCCATTTGACAAAGTGGGCCGAAGAAATGAATGCAAAAACTGCATTTACAAGTAGAATCGAAGAAGAGACTATTCTCAAAATTATGATGTTGGAAGATGTTGCTAATAGTTGGAAAGTCCTCTTGCTAATGGGGATTGGCGTGTTTACAAATCATGAAAGTATTACATATACGGAGATTATGAAAACTCTTGCAGACGAGCAAAAGTTGTATTTGATTATTGCATCAAGTGATTACATTTATGGCACAAATTATCAATTCTGTCATGGTTACTTGAGTAAAGATATGAATCTTACTCAAGAAAAAATTATACAGGCTATGGGGCGAATTGGAAGAAATAAGATTCAGCAAGATTATTCAGTTAGATTTCGTGATGACGAACAAATTAAAAAGTTGTTTTCAACGGAAACTGATAAACCCGAAGTTAAAAATATGAACAAGCTCTTTGCAACTTGATAAAATTAGCGGGGAACCCAGGTTTCACGAAGTAAGACCCCCGCTACTCAGAATCCGGCTTTGCCGGATTCCTTAACCCTCCTGCCCTAAAGAACCTTACCATTTTCAATAACAACTTTTGTTTATTGAAAATTATCATTTTTATTCCAGGCTCCAGGTGGATGAAGCTAGATAAAATAAACTTGCGTCTAAGATTAGAAATATAAACAATTACCTATACTTTATTTTTTATTGCGATTTTTCCTGCTTTTTTTTCTTCCTTTTTGTTTTTTATTTTTTTTTGTCCTTTTAACTTTGCGCTTGCTTTTTTTTGTTCCCTTTTTATTCTTGGATTTTCTAGTAACTTTACCTCCTGCTGGTGGCGGCATTGGACCTGCCGCCGCAGCTGCGTCAACAAGTGCATTTAATCCTGTGGGTGCGGCTGCAGGTGCAGGGACAGGTGCAGGTGCGATCGCAGGCACTGGCGCAGGAGGCGCAGGTAATGCAGGAGGAAGTGCAGCTCTAGAACCAACCGAAGGAATAAAACTACGTTGCAGTTGAATCCATAACCATACTCCAGCGCCGGCGACGCCTAGAACTGCAATTGCTGCTGGTAATAATGTAAATATAGTGCTCGAAAGTCCAAGAGCAGTTTTTTTTAGCACACTTCCAACGCCTTCCGCAGCGGATCCCAAAACACCGCTTGCGCCATGAACGGCGGTTCCTAAAGTGTCCGCTACTTCACCAGTAACATTTTGTAAACCAGAACTAGCACTAGCAACTACATTTGTAGTTACATCAATTCCAATTTCGACGGCAGTAGTTAAAACACTACCAGTTCCTCTTGCTACCGCCGCGGCTGCTTCTCCACTCTCAGTTGCAAGTGCCTGCCATTCCTCCATTGTTTGTTTGCGAGCCGCTCTTTTTAAATCCTGCATTTGCTTCCTTATTTTTGCATTTTCTTTTGCTTGCATTTCTGTAATTGGCAACTCTTCAGCAATTTTTTCTACGTATTTTTCAAATTGTTTTACTGCTTCTTCACTTTCAGCTACAACACCTCCCACGGCAAAACGCCCAGGCATTAAATCATCAAGCGGAGCAAAAAGTGAGCTTGTTTTTATTAATTCAATTTCCATTTCTGTTCTTTCTTTTAACGATTGTAATGCATCATATTCCGCTTTCAGTTCAGCCGATGCAGACGAATCTATTAACGATTGTTTAATATTTATTCTTTCTATTGTTTCCATATGACATAATAATAATAGTCCTGTATCATTGTTTCCAAATTTAGTTGTCATAAAAATATTAGATCCTCCGCCAGCTCCACTTGTTTTCACATTAAATCGAGGATTTGGAGTCGCTCTACATAGGTCAGCGTATCTCTGAGAATATGAAAATTTTTCAACTTGTCCTACACGAGCAATATCACTTTTCATGGAAACCATATCATACGCTTGCCCCATTAACGCACTTTTATCAACCTCCGCTTCTTTCGGGACACTTCCGAACGCTGCGGCTCCCGTTCTATACGTAAGTGCAGCCAATCCAGTAGTTATGTAACCCACCTTACTGGCAACTATATCGGCGGATCTTTTTGTTTTACTTGCACTTTCTAACTCAGCTTCAATGGCTAAAACTTTATTGTAAAACGCTTCGCTTGAAAAAACGTCTCTTTGCGCAAGATCCGTAGCTATTTCGCTACACATTTTTGTGGCATCTCTAGACGCAGAACTCAATCTCGCATTTAACTCTTCCATTTTATCGGTAAAAAATTCTATTTGTTCTAAATTAACATCTCTAGCTATTACAATCTCCTTTCCATCTACTACCCACGGCGAGTCTTCCATTACTTTAGATAAGGTGTTCGATGCAGAGCTCAGTCTTTCTTTAAGTAGTCCTTCTTCGCTAGTTGCTCGTCCAAAAGGGGCTGAAGTTCTCATTTCCAAACCCGTTCTATCTCCGGTTGGGTCTAAAAGCGCCCTACTATCGTCTTCTATTCCGGAGCTAACACCTAAAAGTAAAAATGTTGTTGATAATTTTCCAAATATTTCGCTCAACTTCATTCCACCTTTTTGCTTTTTACCTCTACCACCATCCATTGTTGCAGCACGACTTTCAATAAATGCTTCATTTAAATAAATGTAATAAGTGATATTCATGAGACCGCGCTGCAATAATGCTTGCTTTACATAAGCGCTTATACAGGAAAGTTTATAATATTCACTATTTTCGTCTAAACCTTGAACTAAGTCACTTTCTTTTGGAGTGAGATGTTCAAATATTGAACAATTTGTTCGTAAGTTTCTGGGACTTGTTGGCCAATTTATGAACTTATTGATAATACCTTTTGCGTATATAGGGTCAATTTTTCTTATAAAACCTAAATATAAATCTAAGTCTTCCATATATAATATATATAGTGAAAATATAATAGAGACCTTTATTTTTTAGCGTTATGCCTGGTTTAAAAAAGGTAATTTTAAGGTTGTTATTGAAAATGGTACCGGATCTTTTCTTCCCGAAGGGCAGGAGGGTTAAGGAATCCGGCTTTGTCGGATTCTGAGTAGCGGGTGGCAACGTAGTTAAACCTGGGTTCCCCGCTATTATTTTTACTCTTCTAAATATATAAGTATGTTTTTTCTTAAAATTGGTTTATGGGTTGCACTTTTTTATATTCTAGTATTTGGAAAACTACAAATGCGAATTATGAAAACCTCTATTTTGAGCTGCGCTCCATGTTTAAAATTGCATCACTTAGTTTTATTATCAAAAAATGGCAATACGTATTCTCTCGATTTTACGCCCATCGAAGCGGGCAAACCCAAGACCTTGGCTAAATTATTATCCGGACAAGATGTAGCAGCTCAAATAAGATTACGACATTTTGCTAGAACCAATATAAATGATGATAGCAAAATAATGACAATTTGGAATGCTCCTATTAGCGCAGAACATTCGCAAAAAATAAGCGCAGCAACATATGAAAAAATAACAGATGAAGAGATAAAAAATCTTGTTGCAGAACTACTTTCTTGGAAATGTGAAAATATTACAATGAACTTATATACTAGCAACTGCCAACATTTTAGTAAGTTTGCGCTAACCAAAATAATACCCAACTATGAGTGAATTTTATTTATTAACGTCGTCCAAAGTAAGTTCCTTGCGCAGTAACTGTAACTGGCATGTGATAACTTGCAGACTGAGGATATTTAGTATTGTATCCATAGTGCTCTCCTGTATAAACCGGCGCCTGCTGCTGAGTGTTATACCCAGCGCTAAAACCAGCGTTTGGGGCATAGTGTCTGGCCGTATAGTCGTTAAGCATCCTGCCCATACTTGTATTTGGATTAGCGGGAGCAAACGTAGATGCGGGTATGTAGCTAGGGGAGACAGAGGCAGAGCTGGGGTAATACGTGGATGTGGTGGGATGCTGACCGAATGGTTGGCCAGCTCTCTTACGTCTTGTTCTGCGTTTTCCACCTTTGTTCTTTCTCGAAAGTTTTCTCCTTAACTTTGTTTTTGTTTTGCCGCCTCTAGGCATAGAAAAAGTTTGAGTAGAGTGTGCATCATTATACGAAGCATCATTATACGAACCTGAGTACATATCTCTAGTATATTGTATATTATACGCATATAAAATTTTATTGAAACAAAAATATTATTTTTTCTATTTTTCTAAATAAGTTCATTGATACCATTATCAAAGTTAACACGAATTTCCCACCCCAATTTTTTGACTTTTTCATTACTAATATAGTAGCGCTTATCATTGAATGGACGATCTGCCACATAAGTAATCCATTTATCATAGTCATCGGTGTTTTTTACGCATTTAATCAACTTTTTCGCAATTTCCAATACACTATATTCATAATGGTCGTCGCTTCCAATATTATATATTTCCCCTAGAGAACCCTTTTCAATAATACATTCTAGTGCAGAACAGACGTCAAGAACATGTAAAAAAGCTCTAACATTTGAACCATCGCCTTGAATTGTTACAGGCTCATTTTCTTTCAATTGTTTAATGAAGCGAGGGATAAGTTTCTCTGGGTACTGATTGGGACCATATACATTGTTGCCTCTAGTAATTATAATTGGCATTTTAAAAGAAAAATAATATGATTTGGCAATCAATTCTGCTGCCGCTTTAGTAGCTGCATATGGGTTTGTAGGACAAAGAACGGAGCTTTCATTTTTCTTTTCTTCGGTATCAACAATCATAGACTCGCCATATACTTCATCGGTTGATATATGAATAAACTTCTCAATCTTACCATAGCGCCGCGCAGTTTCTAAAAGGGTATGCGTTCCAAGGACGTTATCATTTGTATATTGAAGCGAATCTTCAAATGAATTTTGCACATGCGATTGCGCCGCAAAATGAATAATAGTATCTATTTTATAATTGTCTAAAACATGTGTCAATAAATCGAAGGAGCGCAAGTTACCTTTTACCAAATGATATCTTTCAGATTTTCTTACTTTCTCATTGACATTGAATTCACTAGCGCAATAATACATTGCGTCTAAATTAATAATATTGACGCATGGATTTTGCTTGAAATAGTAGTTAATAAAATTAGACCCAATAAACCCGCAGCCTCCTGTTACTAAAAGATTTTTCATATATCTATATCTAGAACCAATATTTTTCTAGATGTATTTGAACTCAAACTACATCCATTTTATTTACGTTTTTTCCCATTTTGATAAGAATATCCCGAACCGATTGCTTGATATTTTTAACTTTTGGATATTTTTCTCTCAACTTATTTGTTTCTAAATAATTATTTGACCTCTTTGACAATAATATTTGGTCTTGTTCTACCATTTCAAAATTTTCCCACTTAAAATTAGGATCCACAATTTCTTTGTACATTTCTAAAATTTCATTATGGGATATTAATCCAGGGTTGGTAAGATTTATTGTCCCTGTTTCATTTTTAAGCGCCATATCAATCATAATTGGCAAAAGTTCATTTAAAACGGACATTGAATTGGGGATTGAGCAGATTTTGCTGTAGTTTGTAATTTTTGTGATAAAGTTTCGCTCGTTTACCTCGTGAGTTATAGGCATTCGAATCCTTACATTCAATGCACTATCGTTGAACTGATGCATGAGTTGGTCAGTAAACCCTTTGACAATAGAATAGGAAGACCCAAAAAAATTGGGTTTCGACTCTTCATTGAATCCATTTAGCTCCATTCCGTATGGATGTTCCTCATCAAAATCAAAAATGCATCCTGTGCCTAAATAAGTAAAATGAATATTACGTTCTTTACAAATCATTGCAAGATATACGGGCGCAAATAAATTGTCTCTAACATTCTCTACTAACATTCCGGGTTTTTCAAGATAATCAATAGTTGAAATCTTTTCGCCTTTGTATGAACCATGCGTTCTACCAATAAAGCTCATAACATGCGTTATTTTAATGCCAGAACTAGAATATGCGTCTAATTCCATTTTTACAGAATCAATATTATCTGCGCGCGTATTTGGGACAAAAATATTTATTGCCATTTTTCTTAAAAGGTTTACAACTTTAGAACCAATCCAACCATTTCCTCCAAAAACAAGTACATTTTTCATTTAATTTAGGATTATTGTTTATTTTTTAAGTTATATTTTTGTTTTAACTTTAGTTGTAATTAGAATTTTTTTGTGGGATTTAAAATAATTAAAAGTTTTAGCAACTTATTTGAGTTTAAAATTGTCATGTATAAAGTTGTCACAATTTTAGAAGGGTGCGATGACTTTTATTAAACGCAATAAAATAATGGAATTTAAAAAAATATTTGTATATTATATAAAATGAAACCTTTTGGTTTGTTTAAAAATCCTCTCTTTGTTTGCATTTTGATATTTTTAGGAATAGTGTTACTATTTGTTATGCAAAAACGCATTGTCGATGAAGGGTTTGCCACTCCCACAGTACGCCCAAGAACAAGAAAAGGGGGAGGAGGTTCGCTGGATAAAGTTTTACCATGATCCACCAGGAGTCTAGATCAAGAAAAGTAATTTTCAATAAATAAATGTTTTTATTGAAAATGATATTTCCCGAAGGGCAAGAGGGTTAAAGAATCCGGCTTTGCCAGATTCTGAGTAGCGGGGGGTCTTACTTCGTTAAACCTGGGTTCTCCGCTAAGTTTTACAATCGTGCAATTATTTTTTTATAAGACAAGTAGTCATTTTTTATAATAGAATTGTTCATGAGCACTATAATTTTGTTCTTGCAATCTTCAGAAATGTTACTAGTATATAATTTTGCTATCACATTAGTTGGGCATAATGTTTCACAAATCAAATTATTAACTAATATTGTTTCATAATTCTCCATTAAAATATTATATAAGATTTCTCCATTGTATTTTATTTTTTTTACATTAAGAACATTACCCAAAAATTTATGTGCTTCCATCATTTCACCTTTGTATAATATTTTATGATTTTTACTCATGATAGTATTTTTAATTGGGCAATTAATTCCTAATGAATTTTTTTTACACCTTTTCTCATTTAAAACGCCCATTTTAAATGAGATTTTATAAAATCAATATAAATATAATTTAGTGATACTATATATGAAGTGTTGCGTGTGTGAAAAAGATTTTATAATATCAA